TTATCAATAGGCTTTCTACCTGCTACATCTAAATGAGTACTTCGTGGTGTTTTAGGGTGGTCGTGAATCCATTTCTTTTCATACAAATAAACGCTTTCATCTATTTGTAAATCCTTTGCTTTTTCACTTGCCATTAATGTTTCAGTCTTACTTATCATCAATGCTCGTGCTTTTACGTTTATTCTACCCTCTAAACCACTTCCATTGCTTCCTAATGTATAGCTTTCAATCCTTTTACTTAACTGCCTTGTCGTATCCCCTGCTTCTATTCCATCGGTAAATGCCTTACTTACTAATTTCCTTGTAGTATCGGTTATATCCTTAATGTGCTGACCTCCAATAGTGTTTAGATACTCCTGCATTTGTGCTTTGAAAATATCCGAACCAAATCCCACAGAAATATTAGCACTATTTGGCAAACTTCTCATAAATAACTGATAAGTCTTTTTTGCTGACCTATCCCCTACAATAGAAATAAACTCGTTAAATGCTTGTTGAATAGGTAGTGTAGTGATTAACTCCGTACTCATTGCATTGATTAGAACTATCTGTTGTGTGTTCGATAACGATAATAATATAGGCTCTATCTGCTTTCTTAATGCCTTTGAAAATTTAGCATAACCCAACAAATACAAACGAAGTCTAAATGCTTCCCACTCTTTTGTTATTTTTTCTTCTTTAGTCATTAGTGTATTCGAAGTTCTTTAGGTTTGCATCCATTGGTACAGAAACTTCATCTAACGGCACATAACTAGTCGGTATGTACACTTTATCCATTAACGCATCTTTGCTTAACTCACGCCCCATTTGTGCTAACTTCTGATTTGGAGTAATCCACCAAGCCTTATCTAAAGCATCAACTGTTTCCTTTAGATTCTGTTGCATTTCCTCGAAATGAGAAATATCATAGCCAACGTATATACGAGGGTCTTCGATGATATCGGTGTAAGCATCAGCTAATAAATTCAACATCGGGGTAATTACATTATTAACTAATGATTTACTCGCTTCTTTTTTGTTGTTATATGATGCTGAATCTAAACTAAATAATATAGGGTCAATACCAAACGCCTTTGCAATCATTTGCTCATCAAACTCAATAGATTTTAACACCTCTAAATCAGCAGGGCTTAATCCTATTTGTTGATAGTTTACTATTCCGTTGGTCGCTACGATTCGATGTGCATTGTTACTTCCAGTCATTTTAGCACCTATCTTATCGTTTAATTGGTCAACCTGCTCAACACTTAAAGGCATATTTGCATCTGCTCCCGATAATAGCCCTGATACACCACCATTTAAAAATGCTTTAATCTTTGCATTTGTACCCTCATTTGAACTCTGTACGGTGTTTAATGCTGCTTGTAATGGTGCTTGTCCATATAATTGACTGCCTGAAATATCCCAATTAGGATTAAAGTATTTAACGTGGATAATTTCTTCGGGACTGAATGTAACCTCTTGATTGCCTATTATTAACTTATACCCTTTAATAGGCTCAAATTGTCCACCTCCGATAATCTGTACATATTGAGAAGGTAAAGCGTAAACCCTTGCAGTTTGCCCTTTATTTGCTCCCGTTTGGAACTTAATTCGATATAGGTATAAATCCCCAGTAATGCTTAACCAACTTGCAGACTCCTCTACAAATTGTTGTTGGCGTTCCATTTCGTTTGGCTTTCTTAACAACTGATTAGCTGGATGGCTCTTATCTAACTCTACCCTCTTATCCCCTTTCCACTCATAAGCGTAAAACCTTGCATTTGCTGCTTTACCTGAAATTAGCTTAATAGCTGAATATGCAGAAATGTTTTTCTGATAGCCCTCTTTTACATAGCTTTCTTTATTTTGTGTTAGCGTGTAAAACTGCCCATTGAAGAATGAATATACAGCCTTGTATAGATTATTAGTAACATTGTCGCTATTTGTAAAAGCCTGAAATGCTGCTTTTGTTCTGTTGAGTAAACCCATATGATTGATAACAATTTAAGCAAAAATACTAAAATTATTAGCAATAAACAAACTACCTTACTGCAAACTCAAACGACCTTACAAGTAATCGAAATATTGCTTGTACAAGTGCATCCTGCAAGTCATCGTGTTGCCCATTAGGGAAATTTAAAATACCTTGCTTGTCATCGTGGTATAGCTTATTAACTAAACTCTCTTTAATGTAAATCATTCCACTTTCTGCGAATGGTGTTACTTGTGTTGCTCGTGCTATCTTATCCCCTCCAGTTACCTTAACCTCAATAGCAGGGATACCTAATTTAGACAATGATTGTTTAGCACTCTTACCACTTGCTTTAGCTTCGATATGGTGTGGTGCTTTCTTTGACTTCATATAATTGATAAGGTCGGGAAATTCTAACCATTCAAAGCCAATATCTTGAATGTACATATCGTTTCCTAATTTACCACTCGTTACATAAGCACTTGCACTATTAGTTTCTTTTTCGGTGTACGCTAAATCCCAATCAGTTGCAAGGTTTACTAAATTCTGTGGGAAATCTGAATCAGGGATAACCTTAAACCACTTTTTCCATATACCACCATCTAAAGGAGCAGGTCTTTGCATCATTTGCCCTGCATAACCATAACTGCCTAAATCTATCTTCATATCGTGTAATACGTTTCTTGATAGTCGAATAGGGTCTAACAAACCATCTATATAATTATCCTTTAACTCAATCGGTTTAATATCTTCGCTTATTTCAGCAGGTAAACAAATATGTTTAATCTTTTTATCTTTCTTTTTTATCCAATTTCCAGTAGGGTCATCTTCGTGTAACCTTTGCATAATTAGAATAGTCGGGGTTACTTCTTTATCTACCTTACGAGTTGAAAGTGTGGTATCCATAAACTCATTAGCTTTCTTTCTGCTTATCTCACTAAATGAATCATTTGCGTTAATAGGGTCATCTACAATAATTAAATGAGCGTGGAATCCAGTAATAGTTCCAGTTACTGAAGTTGCGTACCTTTCGCCTCCTTTGGTGTTCTTATAATGCCCTTTGTTATTTTGGTCTGCTTTTAGTTCAATATCCCCAAAGTATGATTTATATTTATCGCTTTGGATAATATCCCTTGACCTAATAGCGTGGTCTAAACTTAATGAACTCGAATAAGATGCAGTAAGCACTCTAATAGTAGGGTCAATAGTCCATATCCAAGCAGGTAGCATAACAGTTGCTATCGTACTCTTTGAAGTACCAGGAGGGATGTTTATAGTTAAGTCGTATTCTTTAGGTATTCTACCTACTATACCCAATGAAAGGTTTTGCAATTCTTCGCATAAGTAGGGGATATGCCAATTAAAAATAAGAGTATCGGATATTATCTCACTCCAAAACTCTTGTACAAAAAATGAAAAATCTCTTTTACACTTCTCTGCTTTCGCTTTCGTCTTTAGTAGTTGCATTGATAATTTCCTCTAATGCTGCATCTGATAGCTTTGAATAGTCCACTTCATCGCTTGTATTGATTGTACCCCTTATTTCAGTAGGTATTAACTTCGCAGCGATGGTGTAAAAATCTCTTGGGTAATCTTTAGCAAATTGCACGATATTAACCTTTGGGTCTTCTTGAAGTTTGTTAAACGCTTCTAAAATAGTTTCTCGTACGGTTTTAGTAAGCCTATTAGGAGTTCCCTTACCCCTACCATTTGGATTACCACTTTTACCTTTCTCGAACGGCATATTGTTTATAATTGTTGTTTACAATAGCACAAAGATACTAATTATCTTTTAATTGCGAAATAAGGCTATTTTAAGCGTTCTCTTGCTTGTTTAAGTTTACTTTCATACCATTGTATCAAAATTTGATATGCTTTGTTATATCGCTTTATTTTAAGCCATTTTAATGTTTGCTTTCTATTCATAATATATCGTTATTTCTAATCAGCCCTAATTTCTCCACTTTAAGCACAAAAGCGACAAACTCTATCTTATCTTTTGGGCTAAAGTTTCTTTTTATCCTATTCTCGTATTTCTCAAAGGTAGGGTTTTCTCCTACTATCTCAATGCTTTTAGGTTGCCCATTAACTTTTAGTTTACATTCCCAGTAGCTAATCATTTCAGTACTTGCGTTAATCGGTACATTTTACCTAACTGGTATTTCCCGTTGTTTCTTGCATAGGCAGTTTTTACGCAGGGGTAAGCCATTTTGCAATTATAGTAAATTTCAAAGTATGCCCATTTTTCATCTATGTTTACGCATTTACCTTTTTCGGTTGTTGTTATTGCTCCAGTTCTGCACGAAGCGAATAGTAGGAGTATTGCACCCATTTTACATAAGTTGCGCCTATTTTTCATAATCTTGTCTTTAATTCGTTTAAAAGTTTGGCTTGTTGGTTGATGAATGGATTTACCATATTTTGTGTATAACCACTATCTTCATACATTTCATTGCTTATTTTCCTCAACACATTTATAGTGTTCTCCGTTGATGCGATGGCACATTGAACTGCCATATTAAAAGTCATCTTAATACACTCATCATTGACAATTTCTTCTACTTCTGTCCAATAACTCTCTACCAGTTCATCGGCTGCTTTCTTTGTTTCTTCTGCGTTCATCTCTATTTCTCCTCTCTGTTAAAAGTGCTTCTATAATAATGTTCAGAATCTGAATAATTATCTTGGTAATTACCGCATTCATCAAAAGCATCCATTATCTGTTGCTTCTCCATTTCTTTGGCTTGTCTTACAACCTCTGCTGCCATTGTTAATCTTTCCCTACTTATTAATTTTGCTATATCTAATTCTGTTAATAAAAAGTCTAATGCTGTTTGTTTTTCCATTTTGTTTGTTGTTTAAAGGTTATATAATTTATTAACGATTACCCTATTATCGAGAGGATTTAGTTATACCCTTACGGGATTTATTTTAATTGATTATTATATTTTATACCCTATCGGTATTATTTAATCTCGTTGTTTTAGTATCTTCTAACCCTAACCCTAAAACCAAACCTATTGTTTGCCATATACTGCACTCCAAATATATCCACCCAATATCTAATCATATCTCCACTAACTATATCTTGAAATGGTGCATTACCATCTTCTACCATTGTAATTCTACTAATTAAGTTTCTCATTTCTGTTTCTCCTCTCTGTTTAGGAATGCTTGGTAATTAGTATGTGCTTCAATTTGCGATGCAGTTATATCGGGGTCGCAAGGGCTTTCTGCTAAACACTTTTCAGCAAGTAAACATCTTTGTTCCCAATAGTTTTCCTCTGACTGCCCTGCGTAGTCGTGCATCCATTTAGCACCATCTTCAATACCTTCTTTATATTCAGTAGTACAACTACCGTAATAAGGTCGTGAATCAATGTATTCTTGAAGTTTTTGTTTTACCTCCTCTGCACTAACTCTCGGCTTTTCGCTTGGCTTTAAAAGATTAAATATATATGATGATTCTTGTATCGTAAGCGTTATATTGTCCCCAAATTGAAATAAAGACTCATCTATTTTATGAGCCAATAAATCTAATATTTTTTCGTTTTTCATTTGTTAAAATTCTAGTTGTTTCTCTAAAAATAAATTCATTTAGCCCTAATTGTGGTACTATTGTTTTTATAAATAACCACTTCTTTGAAAATTTACGATTAACTTTCATTGTCTATCATTTGTTCTAACATTGTTATTGATTGTTCTAATTGTTTTATACAATCATTAATATCATCAACAATGGTTGTATTTGATTGATATTTTTTACGAATATTAAAAGATTCTATTCCACTTTTTAATACTTCAATTCTATTTTTAATATTTTGTTCAACTTCGCTTGGCTTTTCGAGTAAGGCGATGGCTTCTTGAAATAAATCTTCTGAGATAAGTCTACACGCTACTAATGGCGGTTGTCTTA